ACTTCGTATCACCGCCGTTTTTAATTTAACATTATTAATTATATTATAACACAACTGTGTTAGATTGTCAATAAAAAAGGTGAGATATTATACCTCACCCAAAAAAGCTTTTAAAGTCCAATATTTCTAGCCGCATTGCTAAGTTTATTCTTGTCTCTAAGTTTCATTACCCCATAACGCATAGCATCACAATTATGGATAATGACATTATCATTTGTAACAGCAAAACAATGTACATCTTCTACTTCCATGTTATACACATCTGTTAAATCAGTTTGATTAAGTCTAAAGTATACCATGATACTTTTGCCATCATTGGTCACTATTCTATCTTTAAACTTTAGTTCTCCTGCTGTTTTCCATCCTTCTGTAGTCAAAACTTTATGGTCTGATGTAAGTCTTAATTTTCCTGTTTGTAGTCCAATAATCATTACATTAGCATCTTCTCTTGTTTTTCTTACATTATAGAACTTCTTAACACATGGAGTATTTGTTTCTGGGTCAATAGTATTTACATATCCACTTTTGCCTACAAGTTCATCAATCCTTATCATACCGTCTGTGGTATTGATTAATGTATCCCCTGTTATACAACAGTGGTCATCTTTTTTCGTGGGGCGGTCATCGCCATGCAACTGTGCTTTACTATCCCATGAGTAGCTATGTATCTCTCTAAGAGTATTAGTACATTCTGTGCTTATTCTAAGTCTGTCCTCTCCCATATAGGTAGCTACAGTTCTTATTCCGTCTAATACACTATTGTCTGCTCTCTTAACAGATAATCTCTTCCTTCTCATTTCTAGTATAAAGCTTGCCGCCGCTGGGTCAACTACTATCTGCATACCGTTTAATCCTGACCTATAAACCTTACCTGTCAAGTTATAATTTTCATTGATAAAGTCCTTCATATCACTTGTGAACTCGCCATCTGTTTTCTGTGCATCATAGTTGTTTTCCTTTTGGGCTTCTTGTCTGCCTGCAAAGTAATATTCCTTACATATGTAAATTATTCCATTACTATCTTTTCCCATCAATAAGAATACTGTTGCGTTTCCTGTTCCATAGTCAACCCCAATACACCAATTATGTATATCATCATATGGTATTTCCTCTGGTTCTATGATGTGCTCTTTCTTAAACATATCATAAATAAGCCCATCTGCTACTACCCATTTACCTTCTATGTATCTTTTAGCGAATACTCCGCTATACATTTTTGCATATCTTTGTTTTACATTATCAGAAAGTGATAGGTTATCATCCATTGTAAAATGAACATAAGTACCATCTCTTTCTGGTAATGTCTTTAATATTGTTTGATAAAACCAATGGTATGGGCTTGATGGGTTACAACAACATATAATCTTTGACCCTTCTACTGATAGTCTTGCACTTGCCTGTAGAAAGAAACTTTCTGGTAGAAGTGCTATTTCATCTAGGTATAATCCACAAAGGGTTAATCCGCTGTATCAAATCTTGTGAGCTTTCCAATTATGTTATCGCACGGCTTTTTATCCGTACTTCTATATCATTACAATATAGTTCGGCGTACATTTTTACCATATCATTAAATGACTTAGGTAGTGGACTCTCATGGAGATATTATATTTATTCAACCTCTACGCTCTACGGTGGTGATTAACCTTGTAGCTATTTAATCACTTACCACGGTATTGACCTCACTTATCGCAATTCATATCGTCAAAATTATCGAATACTCTTCCCATATCGAAACCATATCGTTTTAGTCTATGGTATAAAACGTCCCTACTAATACCTATTATATCAGACCATTGTCTGACTGATAATGTCTTATTATCGTATGTTACATACTTAACAGTACATTTTTCTTTACTTGTAAGCATATCTTCAATACTCATATGGTTTCTATATCTATATCTAAGTGCACCATAGCTTATATTTAAATATCTGCTCCACTGCTTTAAAGTAAGTGTTCTATTGTTATATGTAATATATATGTTAGACCTCATGTTATTCCTTTGCTGAAAAACATCAGACCATCTACAATTATCGGGTTCGTAGTTACCATCTACATTAATTCTATCGATTGTTAAATCATCTGTGTAATCATTTAACAATGACCATGTGTAAAAATTATCAAAATCATGCCATTCATCACATACAGTAATTCCTCTATTTCCATAGTGATTATAGTCTTTATTATTTGAATCCTCACACCTATTCAACATGTTTCTCCATGTGCATCTAATTCTATCTCTTGAATCTCTATATGATTTCTTTAATGCCATAATAATCACCCCAATGAATATTATAACACTATATCATAATAAAGTAAAGGCTTTCACCGTATTAGCCCTCTTATAATATCAGCTTTTCAACTGATAACGACAAATTATTTATCTTTAGCTCCAAATATATAAAACAAATTTGTAACATCATCTTTTGTTATTTCCAAAAAGTTATCTGCTCTATGGTCTATTACTTCATAGTTTAAACTATATAACATTTGTTTGAGTGTATTTACTACATTTCTTCTTACCGCACCAGAACTTTTGCCTACCAGTGCCGCATTCTGCCCATTAAACCTAGACATTACAAATAATACAAATGATAATGAGCATACTATAGTTTTTCCAGAACGTACACTACCATCTGCTACCAGAATAAACTTATCACTTGTTGGCGAATCTTCTGCCCACCATGATAAAACTTTTAACTGTTTCTTACTGAAAGGCTTAAATATGAATTTAGCTTTTTTTATTGCTTTTAAATTCGACATTTAATTATCCTTTAATGCTTCTTCCAAATCTGAATTATCGTCCTCTTGTTCCCATACTTCTCCTGCTTTGTTATTGATAGCAGAAATGATATTGTTTTCAGCCTTAGTCTCATCCTGCTTCTCCTCGCCCCAACGGAAGAATTTAGCAAGTTTTTCCCATGCCTTATCCTTATCTGCAAGCTGTATGGAAATACCATCTTTACCTTGTTTAATGCTTACTATAGATTTAGTATCTACAGAGGAACTATTGGTCAAATGCATCTTATTTACTTTTCTAACTACTGGTTCTCCTGTATCTGCATTAAATTTTTGATTACCTGCTTCATCCAGCTCTGGAATTTCCTCCTCACTGAAGTGAATATAATCTCCTATATCTGCGTTTGCTACTTCAATTAAATGATTAACATACTGACCTGCATTTATATCGTATGTCTTTGCCAATATTTTTCTCATTTTAACCATTGCAGACTTAATAGAATCTTTATCTAGCATCTTTGACCCATATACACTAGCTAATTTCTTATCTGTATGGGGAAATGCTTTTAAATATGACTGTCTAACATTCCCTGAATCTAAATAGTACAGAACAAAATCTTGCTGTTTTGCTGTTAGACCTAAACTACTCAGTGTTTCTATGACTGTATCAGTCACTTCTTGTTCTTTTCTTTTGCTTACTGTTGCCGCCATGTTTAACTTCCTTTCTATAAATTTCCCCTGTAGTAAAAAAGCCTACCTCCGTTAAGAAGATAGGCTAGAAAAGGAGATTGAAAAATGAAAGAGATTAACAGTAATCCTACTGTTAAATACATTATAACACATTTTTAATCATTTGTCAAATCCAATAAAAAAACTCCCAAAATAGGGAGCTAAAAAAGGAGGTCTACAAAATGGTTGCAGAGGAATGGAATCGAACCATTATCTCAGGAATATGAATCCTGTATTCTACCATTAAAATACCCTGCTGTTATACAAGTCGCATTTTGTAAGTTATTTATACCAAAAATTACCTGTTATTAATATTGCTGTATGCGACTTTATTATATTAAATGTTATCTACACAATCGTATCTACTTACTTGTAATTGTTTAATCAATGTCTTGTAAGGGTCTAACTCTCCTGATGTTACCATATCAACCAGATTCTTGCTGAATCCACTGATTAGTATAACACCATTCTTGTTACTGGTAAGTGGAATTACATTTGTTCTACTGCATACATTCCAAAATACAAGTTTTGGCATTTCATACCCGTTCTCATTAAACCTTTTAATTATACTTTCAAATAAGATTTCATCATAGTGAATGCATGAATCAAACTCCATATCTGATACAATTAAAATCTGTTTAGGCATATCCTCTTTACTAATGTTAGCTTTAACTGCTGTATCTAAAATACTATCAAATGTTAATTCAATATCTGTATTACTACAGTCATTATTACGTCTAAGAATAGTTAATTTTTCATACAGCTTATCTGCTCCGCTCAAATCAACAAACTTTGGTGTTCTTGAAAAAGTAATAAACTTATTCTTAAACTCTCCGCTATTGTTCTCAGCCATATACAGTGTTAAAGAGTCAGCAATATCAAGTGCTGTTACACCGCTGGATACTTCTTCGTACATTGAACCACTACCGTCACGGATAACTAATGTGTTACTAATAGCATGTTTACCCTGCGACTTCCATAGCTGTTCTAATGTATCATCCTCTTTAATATCAGCGAACATCCTTGTACTCTCTACATAACTATGAATTATATCATACAAGAACATGGAATTTGAATTAATCTTCTTCTCACCATTTTTCAATGCTTTAAGAAATTCTACTCTACGCTCTGTATCATGCGCTAAGAAAGCATTTCTATATTTCAAGTTAGCTTTAGATGGGACTGCTTCATAATCTACCTTATCCCATTTGTTAGCACTAATCTTTACTTCTACCACATTCATATAGTTTCTAAGCTCTGACAGAACTTTCCTATACTCTTTTGGTGAAATGCATAAGATTTCTTTTCTTACTACTTTAGCCAATCTCTTAGTTTCTTTACTTGAAGCATTTTCAGATGGCAACCACTTAGCTAAAAGAGAAATTTTATTCCCTTCTTTAAAGTTATTTTCATCATCTTCAAGTTGGTTAATAATAAGCAATCTGATGTCATCCTTAACCTGTAAGCTCCTTGACTTATCATACAGATAGATTAAGTCATCAAATCTTCCAAAACTAGCTAAATCACAATTAACAATCATCTTGTGTAAAACATCATAAAATTTATCTGACATATGAACCAGTAGGTGTCTATATGAATTTCTTTCACCCATACCATGTTTAATATCTCTAAGAAATAGAACAAATCTAAGGGTATTATTTCTATCCTCCGCCATTGACTTATCAAAAAGTTCAAAAAAGCTTTCAGGATTATTTCTCATAGCTGGTACGCTATAGCTAAAATCAAGAAGATAATGTCCAGTTGTTTTAAACCCTAGCGCACCATTTTCCGTTGTTACTGTTTCTCTTTTAGCATATTCTTTCATAAAACTCATTTTTCAAATACCTTTTCTTCCTAGACACTATTTATTCTTTTAAT